GGTTTGACGTCACAAAGCTTAGGCGGGTTTAAGGTCGCGCCCCGCGCGGGGCGCACCGGGGCCATCGGCCCCACCCTAATGCAGCTGCCGAAAGGCAACGGTCGCAAGCCCGTGCAAATGCAGAGCGGGGACAATATTACATAGAGGAGGCGATACCATTGCAGATCGACAGGTGCGAGAGCGATCTCAAGCCGGGCGACAAGGTCGTCATGATCGGCGGAGACGGCACGCAATACACCGTCGCTGGCACGCCATATTACATGCGATGGCTGGATCAGTGGCACGTATGGCTTAAGGAGTTAAGAGATCACTGCAACGTGGACAAGCTGCGTAAGGTGGAGGAGGATGGGAGGGATGGTTAATTTTTGGCTCGGTCTGTTTGCCGGGGTGATCCTCGGCTGGATATCCCTCCTGACGCTGGCGCTCTGGATCACATATAAGCACCGGGGTGATAAGCGATGAGGAGGCACAGTACGCCATATCGGTACTATGTGCGGGGATGTGGGCTAGGTATACTTGCGACAATGGTGTGGCTAATCTTAGCGATCCATGATCATATCATCATCGGTTGGATCGTTGCCGATCTGGTTATCCTGCTACCATGCCCACCGCGCGACATACAGGAGGATTAAGACAATGACCTACACACGACGGATCAGCAGCAAGGGCGGGATCACGATCCCGCAGCGTCTGCGGCACGAGGCCGGGCTGATACCCGGCATGGCGGTCGACATCGTGGCGATCCCCGGCAGATACAGCACGGAGATCAGCCTCGGTATCCGGCCCCATGCCCCGACCTGCCGCCGCTGCGGCAGCATCGAGGGCGTGATTGACGCCGCGGGCATTACCGCATGCCGCAAGTGCCTGCGGGAGATGCTGGAGGTAGTATCAGAGGAGGATGGCAATGGATAAGACGACGCAGTATGTGGACGAGTATGCCGTCCTCACCCGGCAGATGGCGAGGCTCAAAAGCCGCGCCGAAGAGCTTAAGGCATACTTTGAGCGGTTGGCGGTCGCCGACCTCAAGGACACCAAGCTTAAGACGATGGAGTACATGGGCAGCAAGGGCGGACGGGTCACGGTCAGTGTGACAGAGACACCCAAGCTGGGATCAGGTAATATGCTGCGCGGCTTGCTCGGCGATGTCGCTGAGGACTATATCAAGACCGAGACGGTCGATAAGCCTAAGGAGGATTGCAAGCGGCTGATCGTCATGGCCTGTCAGGGCAGTTACATTGAGGGCAGCCTTGACCAGACGATCCGGGCGATCACGGACGATGATCAGGTTGCATCCGTCCTGCACAAGCGGCTCAAGGGGCAATATAAGAGGGACATGGCGACGCTGATCAATGTAGCCGGGCTTGACGCCCAGCGGGCCAGCGAGGAGGCATACCTCACGGCGGAGATCATCAACTATGAGTGGATGACGCAGGTGCTCCGGTCGACGGGATGGATGGGCAGCGTCCAGCAGGCGGTGGATATCATTAAGGCCGCCGCCCGCGTCGAGGAGGGCATTAAGGTCTCGGTCGAGACCATCTGAGGATCAGGAGGGACGGATTATGCAGGCAGCTAAGACGATGATGGACGCAAGGCAGCGGGGCCGGATATTTGGCGCGGCGCGCGGACTCGGGATGACCAACGACGACCTGCACGCGCTGGCCGCCGACCTGACGGGCAAGGAGAGCCTCAGGGAGCTCACCACCCGCGAGGCCGACGAGGTCGTCCGGGAGCTTGAGCGGCGGCAACAGTCCGCCCCTCCCGCCCCCAGGGCGCGCAAGCCCCGACAGCACCCGGAGCATCCGGGCGGGCCGACAGCAGAGCAGCAGCGCAAGGTATGGGCGATCATGTACGATATTAAGGCAATGGACACGGAGCCCTGCGCGTTAAGCCTCGGCGAGCGGCTGAGCGGCATCATCCGCAAGGAGCTGCACGTCAGCGCTGCGGCCAGAGACCCGTTTGCATGGCTCACCTGCGAGCAGTGTAGCAGGCTCATCGACATCCTCGACAAGGGTTATGTCCCCAATGTTTTCCGCGCCCGCCAACGCGGGCCGAAGGGAGGCGGCAGAGGTGGCGGATAACCTGCTCGACCTGATTACGCTGGATGACTTAGACGAAGAGCAGCGTCAGCTTGCGGAGCTGATTGGGCTAGAGGCATATAAGGCCCTGATCAACTCTTACGCGGGGACATATCTGTACATCCCTAATGCCGACCGCTACGAGCGCATCATACGCGACCGTAATATACGGGCGGAGTTTGATGGGTACAACTTTAAGGAGCTGGCGATTAAGTACGGATTGACAGAGATATGGATCAGGCGTATAGTAGCTGATGAGGTTAAGCTGCGGCGCGTAAAGCCGATTGACGGACAGGTTACCTTTTGGGGTCAGGATGATCCACCTTAAGCAATTTAATAGCGCCGTTATAGGGTTTTGAGGTATAACTGAGACATCAGTTATACCTCATATTTTTTGGGCGGGGGAAAATGCATGAGCGAGTGGGCTAAGGTGCTGGTGCCGATTGGCGCAACGTTGATTATCGCGATCATTGGATATTTCTTGCGGCAGTCTTTTACACGGATTGACCGCATGCACAGCGAGATCGCGCAGCTGCGGCAGGACACTGTCAGGCGCGAGGAGTACGATAAGGCAATCGACGAGCTGCGGGACGACGTCAAGGATATCCGCGACAACTACATTAAGCGGGATGATTTTTATCGGGAGATCAGTAAGCTTGACCGTAAGCTCGACGCAATACTGGATAAGGTGATTGTCATGATAAGGAGGCAGCAAGATGAGCAATGAGGAGCGGGCGCGGCTGCGCGCGGGCAATTTTATCCACAATAACGGGCTGGTGCTGAGGATCATCAATATCCTGCGGTACAAGTATAACCGGCTCACAGGCGTCAAGGACGTGGTCGCAAGCCACGGCGTGAGCGAGGACGAGTATCTTGACTCCGTCAACTTTCTGGCGGAGGAGGGCTACATCCACCTCCGTCTTACGGCAGACAAAACGCCCGCGTCGCTGGCGGATAACGACTACCGGGATATCGAGGCCAAGCTCACCGGCAAGGGCATCCGCCTGCTCAACGGCGGTCACAAGGACGATCAGGTCGAGGTGTAAGGGATGGCAGAGAGGCGCAACCGCAAGCATAGTAAGATCGACGCCCTGCCGCCCGATATCAAGGCGGCAGTGGAACAGATGATGCTCGGTGCTGATATCTATGACGACATCGTCGCATATCTCCGGGAGCAGGGCTACTCGATCTCAAGGTCGTCCGTCAGCAGGTATGCACGGGCCTATCTCGCGGAGCGCGAGGCGCTTATCGTCGCCAACACCAACATGCGCAACCTGCTCGAGGAGATTAACCGGTATCCCGATCTGGACACCACGGAGGCCATCGTGCGGGTCGTCTCGCATAACGTGCTGAGCACATTGAGCGCCAAAAGCGACGACGAGTGGCAGGAGGTCGACCTGAGCAAGCTGCTCAAAGAGGCCAACGCCCTCGTCCGGGCATCGGCCTACAAAAAGCGGATCACCCTGCAAAATCAGGACGCGCTGGACACCGGGCTCGACGCGGTCAAGGGGCTGGTATTTGCCGAGCTCGCTAGGGAGCGGCCCGACCTATACAAGCAATTGGCCGAGTATGTGGATGCCAAAAAGGCGATCGGGATCACCGAGGGAGGATAACCTATCATGTGGTATGTCTTACAGGTCAAGACCGGAGACGAGATCAAGGTGCGGGACGCGCTGATTACCAAGGGCGTGCGGGCACTGGTGCCGCAGGAGGACAGGATCGTGCGTAAGGACGGCAAGTGGGGTCGCAGGCTCTACACACTCATCCCGTCGTATGTATTTGTCGACATCCGCTTTGCGGCGGAGATCTATTACACGATCCGGGCGATCCCCAGCGTGATCCGGTTTGTGGGCACGGGCTGCGGGGAGCCCTCCACCCTCACCTATCTGGAGGCGGAGTGGATCAGGCTGCTCGCGAGCGACGGGGAGCCGCTGGAGCCGACCGTGATCCGAGTGCCGGAGGACGGCAGGCCGGAGATCGTGGGCGGCGTGCTCGCCCGCTTCCCGGCGCGGATCGTCGAGTACGACCTGCGCCATAAGCGGGCCAAGGTAACGATCACGCTCTGCGGGGAGCAGCGGGAGCTGCAGCTCTCCGTGGTGCGAGAGGACGAGGAGGATACCGGGCAGGAGCCCGATCCGATATAACCGTAACAGATGGATCGTTCATGAACCGGGGGCGGCGGCAACCGCCCCCACGACCGTTTAGATTTAAACGGTAGGCAACTAAAATTTAAACGATACCGAGGAGGCCGGGCGGTTGATGCGTCCCGCGCGGTACGAGCCGGAGGACATAAGGGGCGCTGCACGGGCCGGATCGGCCCGATGGCGGAGCATATCCGGGCCAAAATGCCGGATATTTGCATGTCGCTCCGCTGCCTCCGGTTGAGGATGCGTTTAAACGCGCGTTAACCCCGTTTAAATTTTGACGCATGAGATTTTGCGAGCAACTTTACCCCTTTCCCCTGAGAGGCCTTACAGAGCCTCCCAGGGGCTGTTTTTTTGCATTTTGGAGGTGATGACAGGATGGCAGGGCCCAAATTAAGCCCTCTGGACGCCCTCAAGGGGGCGCTGGAGGACGCAGAAGCCAAAATCCAGGAGGATAGCGGCCAAAATTTAAACGATCTACGCGATCTCTTAAACGATTACCTCCAGCGTGGCGACGAGCCTGAGCGCAGGCGGTTGCTGCGGGAGTATGAGCGCGGCGGGCAGCTCACCGGCCCGCGCGGCATCCGCAGGCGGCTCGGGGCCATTGACATGGAGTTTTTTGGCCGGGCGTACTTTGGCCACTATTTTAGCCGCCCCTCTCCGCAGTTTCACCGGGCGCTCGATGCCATCTGGAGGGATGGCGTCCTCAAGGGGCGGTATCCCCTGACGGACGCGGATGCCAAGATCATCAGCCGGTTGCCGGGATCGCGCCGGGGCGTGGCCGCACCCCGTGGCCACGCCAAGAGCACCAACTTGACCTTTAAGGGCACCGTGCATGCGGTGCTCTACGGGTACAAGCACTACCCGATCATCCTCTCCGACAGCTCAGAGCAATCCGAGGGATTTTTGGAGTCGATCCGCGTGGAGCTGGAGGACAATGCCGCGATCCGCGAGGACTTTGGCGAGTTGGCTGGGCCGGTGTGGCGGAGTAACGTCCTCGTCACCAAGACCAATATCAAAATCGAGGCCATCGGCTCCGGCAAAAAGATCAGAGGCCGTAAGCACCGCAACTGGCGGCCCGACCTGATCATTTTGGATGACGTGGAAAACGACGAAAACGTTCGCACGCCGGAGCAGCGGCGCAAGCTGCGGGATTGGTTTAACAAGGCGGTCAGTAAGGCGGGCGACGATTACACGGACATCGTGTATATCGGCACACTGCTGCACTATGACAGCCTGCTGGCCAACACCCTGCGCAACCCGGCTTATCAGGCGATCAAGTACAAGGCGGTTATCAGATGGAGCAAGGCCGACGCCCTGTGGCGAGAGTGGGAGGCGCTCTACACTGACCTCGACGACCCCGACCGCGCGGCGCACGCGCTGGCATATTTTGATGCTCATAAGGCGGAGATGCTGGCTGGGACGGAGGTCTTGTGGGAGGCCAAGCTCTCTTACTACGACCTGATGTGCATCCGTATCTCCGAGGGCGAGAGCTCGTTTAACTCCGAGCTGCAAAACGAGCCAATCAACCCGGACGACTGCATCTTTATGGAGGAGTGGCTCGACTGCTATAACGAGGCCGAGATCAATTTTGGCAACGGAGATTTTGCGTTTTTTGGGTTTGTCGACCCCTCGCTCGGCAAGAGCAAAAACAGCGACTACTCGGCGATTGTCACGCTCGCCAAGCACACGCCGACCGGCTACATGTACGTCCTCGACGCGGACATCGAGCGGCGGCATCCCGACCGGATCATCTCGGATGTGCTCCATAAGGAGGAGTGGTTGCGCAACACCTACGGGCGGGGTTACGCCAAGCTGGGCGCGGAGACCAACCAATTCCAGTGGTTTCTCAAAGAGGAGTTGGCCAAGGCTTCCGCCCGCGCGGGTCTGTACCTGCCCATTGAGGAGGTACAGCAGACCAGCGATAAGATCATGCGCATCCAGACGCTGCAGCCCGACATTAAAAATAAGTACATCAAGTTTAACCGGCGGCACAAGCGGCTGCTGGAGCAGCTGCTGCAGTTTCCCATGGCGGCCCACGACGACGGGCCGGACGCGCTTGAAGGCGCGCGCAGCATCGCCAAAAACGAGCAGCGGTTTGTCGTTTTCAGCCGCCGCGACTTAGGGATATAAATAGTATAGGAGGCAGGACGATGGAGGCATCCAGCTTAAGCGATATCTGCAATGTATGCGCCCACAAGGATACCTGTGGACATCAGTATACGGAGGGCATCACATGGCGCAATACTGCACACGGGATTGAGATCAGTATCCATCAGCATCCATATACCCATACCAGCATTACAGTGGAGGGCCTTGCGCGACTGATCGGTGAGGCCATGACGGGGCAATGCCGCAGATGGGAGGCAGAGTAATGTCATCGGTCTACATGGATAGGGCGTCATATCAGACGCTGGACGCGGCAGGCGTTAAGCGCCTGATCGACCGGCACATGCTGGCGGACGAGGACAAGTACCGACACCTGCAGGAGTATTACCTCGGCAAACACAGTATCCTCCACAGCCATAAGGAGCACAGCGCCTCGCCCAATAACCGCATCGTCTGCAACGTCGCCAAGTACATCACGGACACGGCCACCGGGTATTTCCTCGGGCAGCCCGTGGTATACGGCTGCCCGGATGACAATTACCTCGCGCAGCTGCAGGACATTATGGATTACAACGACGAGCAGGATCACAACGCAGAGCTGGCCAAGAGCTGCTCCATTAAGGGGAGCTGCTGCGAGATGCTCTATCTCGACGAGGACGCCGCGATCCGCATTGCCCTGATGGAGCCCGCCGACTGCCTCGTCATCTACCCGACCGGCTCAGAGGAGCCGATGGGCGCGATCCGGCGCATTGTCACCGAGGATAAGGACGGCAACAAGATCACGCGTTACGAGTGGTGGCGCGAGGAGGACGTCTGGTATTTTGCTGCCCCGGACGGCGGCTCCCTGCAGCTCGCAGGCACGGAGGATCATTACTGGCACGGCGTACCGGTGGTCGAGTACCGCAATAACGATGAGCGCATGGGCGATTATGAGAGCGTCATCCCCATGATCGACGCCTACAACCGCGTGCAGAGCAATACCGCCAATATGTACCAATATAACGACGACGCGATCATGGTGCTCTCGCACATGGGCGCGGCCACGTCCAACGACATCGTCCAGATCAAGGAGGAGGGCGCGATCAGCCTTGCCAACGGCGGCGAGATCAGCTGGCTGACCAAGGATGTCAGCGACGTGGGCCTCGAGCACTATAAGGATCGGCTGACGCGGGACATCCACGCATTGAGCGGCGTGCCGCGATTGTCGGACGAGCAGTTTGCGGGTAATCTCTCGGGCGTCGCCATCTCATATAAGCTGTGGGGCCTCGAGCAGGTCACGGCCATCAAGGAGCGCAAGTTTAAGCGCAGCCTGCAGCGCCGCGCCGAACTGATTACCAACATCCTGCATATCACCAGCAATCCCGCCTATGATTATCGCGATATCTCTATCCAATTTAGACGCAACCAACCCCAAAATCTGCCGGAGCTCGCGGAGGTGGTGACCAAGCTGGCCGCCGACCTCTCGCGCGAGACGCGACTCAAGCTCCTGCCCGTCGTCAATAACGTGCAGGATGAGATCGACAAGCTCAAGGCTGAGGAGGACGAGCAGCTTAAGGCCGCCGCTCCCACCACCGGGTATGAGGCGTTGGCCAAGGCGCTACGGGAGGCCAATGAGCCGCCCGCTGAAGGGGCCGAGGACGGTGACAGCGCATGAGCGATAACTATTGGATCAATCTCGCCAAGCGCGAGGCGCTCCAGACCGCGCGCCGGGCGGATCAGTATGTCAATGAGCTCATGACCATCTATGAGGAGGCGGCGGCACAGATCGAGCAGGGGATTGCCGCGTTATATGGACGATACGCCAAGGATAACCGCCTGACAGACGCGCAGGCACGTCAGCTGCTGTCAGGCAAGGAGTACAGCAGGTGGCGCATGTCGATTGACCGGTATGTCAAGGCCTTATCCGGCCCCGCAAAGGATAGCAGGATGCTGCTAGAGCTTAACACCTTATCGGCCAAGAGCCGGATCAGCCGCAAGGAGCAGCTGCTCGGCGACATCTACCGGCACATGATTGACCTTGCCGGGGACGCGGACGGCAGGATCAGACGGATGATGCGCGACACGCTGGTCAACAGCTATTACGAGGGCTGCTACGGCGTGCAGCGCGGGCTGCGGCTGGGCTTTGGCGTCGCGCGTCTCGACGATAAGCTCATTAAGCGAGTCCTTGATGAGCCGTGGAGTGAGCGGACATTTTCGGCGGCGGTGTGGGGCAACACCGACCATCTGGCGATGGTAACACGGCGCGAGGTCTCCATCGGACTTACCAAGGGCAGCAGCATCCAGCAGATGACCAAGGGCGTCAACGACGCAATGGGCGCAGGCCGGTACGCGGCGGAGCGCCTTGTGCGCACGGAGTGCACGCATTTTGCGGCGGAGGCTCGATTGCTGTCCTACAAGGAGACGGGCGTCAAGCGTTATCGCTTTGTGGGCGGCGGCGAGGGCGGACATTGCCACTGCGCCGAATTAAACGGACAGGAGTATGACGTCGATGCGGCTAAGCCAGGGATTGACTACCCGCCAATCCACCCCAATTGTACCTGCACCATTGTGGCGGTGCCGTCGCGGCGCATGTTTGCGCCGTATGAGGCGGTGCCGATCCCGGAGAGCATCAAGTATGAGGACTGGTACGACGATTACGTCGCGCACACGCAGCGGCCACCAAGGAGGCGTAAGTGATGGGACATGAGGATAAGCCGGTCGGTTACGACGGTGCAAGGCTGATGATCGAGCACGAGCTCACAGGGCTATGCGAGATATGCGCGCCATCGGAGATCGGGATAGCGATCTATGACTATTACCTGCAGACGTGGATCAACCCGCAATACAAGGGATACCGAGCGGAGGCCGCCCTAGACGTCCTCCAGACGCACCTGCCCGTCTATGCCAAGACCTACGGCGCGGACGCGGTCAAGGCCGCGCTGCGTGACCTATATAACGAGCGGTATGCGAGGGAGGGACGGGCGCTGTGACAGGTAAGCGGTGGACAGGCGTGGACGCTTTCGAGCACATCCGCCTCGTCGAGGCGGGCGTGCTCCCACGGGGGCTCACCTACCTGTCTGCATACGACTACATCGGCCTCCCCGTCCCGCAGGACGGAGAGGAAGAAAACACGCGGATAACCGGCGGTTAAACGCCGGATATCAATAAATTAACCGGAGGTTATATGATCATGGCAGATGTATTAGACACGACCGTCACCAAGACAGCGGAGCCGGAAGCCACTCCCGCAGCGGAGACAACGCCCACCGGCCAAGAGCCGGAGGGCAAAGAGGCAAAGCCGGAGAGCAAGTTCCTCCAGCGGCTCGGTAAGCTGCTGGGGATCGGCGGCGACGGCGAGGACGATGGGGATGGAGCCGCTAAGTCCAAAGAGGACGGCAAGGCAGACCCACCGCCCAAGGATGGCCAGACCTACACAGAGGCCGACCTGCAGGCGCGCATCGACGCGGCCAAGGCACAATGGCAGGCTGAGCAGGAGGAGCAGGCGCGTCTCGCCAAGCTCAGCCCGGAGGAGCGGGCCAAGGCGGAGGCGGCCAAGACCAGCGACCGGGTCGCTCAGTTGGAGGCACAGCTGCTCGCGCACGACCTCAAGGATAAGGCGGTCGCCCGCTTAAGCGGCGATGGCTATCCGGTTGGGCTTGCCGACCTGCTGCCGCTGACCAGCGAGCAGGACATGACGGCGGCCTGCGACAAGCTGACCGAGGCGTTTGACGCGGCGGTCGCGGCCACCGTCAAGGAGCGGCTGCGCGGCAAGACGCCGGAGGGCCTCGGCAAGGGGGCCAACGCCAACGAGGCGATCCGCAATGAGATCGCCAAAAACATCAGAGGAGGGATATAAGCCATGCCCAACAACTTACAGTATGCATCCGTATTCCAATCCGAGCTCGACAAGGCGGCGGTCGAGCAGGCAACGTCCGGCTGGATGGAGCCCAACTCCAGCCTGATCCGGTACAACGGCGGCAAGACCGTCAAGGTGCCGCAGATCGTTATGGACGGCCTCGCTGACTATGATAACGGGTTTGTGGACGGGGACGTTACCCTGACGTGGCAAGACCTCACGTTTGCGATGGATCGAGGCCGCAGGTTTAGCCTTGACGAGCACGAGGTTAACGACACCAATTTTGTGGCCACGGCGTCGCAGGTTATGGGCGAGTTCCAGCGCACCCGAGTGGTGCCTGAGATCGACGCCTACCGCTACAGCAAGATCGCGGCGGGAGCCATCGCCAACAAGCGGGCATCCGGCGGATACACGCCGTCCGCCGCTGACATCCTCTCCAAGCTATACTACGACGTGGCCGCCGTGCAGGACGCGGTCGGCAACGACACCCCGCTGGTGATCACCATGTCCACGCTGGTCGCGGCAATCCTGGATACCTCGTCGGAGATCGCCAAAAAGCTTGACATCGTCGATTTTCGGCAAGGCGGCGTGACCCTCAAGGTCAGCGCCCTCAACGGCGAGCACCCGATCCGGCGCGTCGGCTCCGGGCGGCTCAAGAGCGCATATATCTTTGCGGACGGTAAGACCGAGGGGCAAAAGACGGGCGGCTTTGCCCCCGCCGACGGCGCGCTCGACGTCAACTGGATCATCTGCCCGCGCACGGTGCCGATCGCGGTCTCCCGCACCGACAAGGTGCGCATCTTTGATCCGGAGACCAATCAGACCGCGCGCTCGTGGATGCTCGATTATCGTAAGTATCACGATCTGTGGATCACCAACAACAAGTGGCCGCAGGTGTGGGTTAACTGCAAGCAGGCGCTGCCGACAACCTGAGAGGAGGATCTCACATGATTATATTACAGCGTGATAACGTCGTGCGCAGGGTGGCCTCGGACGAGGCCGCCCGCAAGCTGGAGGAGCAAGGCTTTGCCCGCACCGGCGGGATCGCCGAGGTTGACAATACTGCCGTCGGGATCAATATCGACCTCGACGCGCTGGCAGATAAGCTCGCGGAGCGCCTCAAGGCGGGCGAGTCCCTGACCGGGGAGGCTGTCGCCAAGTCGCTCCTTGATGAGGAGGAGCAGCCCGCAAAGCCCGCAGCCAAGCCCAAGGGTGGCGGCAAGGCCGCCCCGAAAGCGGGTGCCACCCATGACGGTGCATGATCAGATCGAGCGGATCACATCCAATATTAGGCGCGTGCATATCCTCTCCACCGACGATGCAGAGATGGTCAGGCGGCGCGTACAGATGGCCGTCACGCGCATCCTCTCCTCCTGCAACCGCGACGACCTGCCGGAGGAGCTGGAGATCGTGGCCGCACAGATGGCCGAGGACATGCTGCGGGACGATACCGTCATCGAGACGCCCCAGCAGGTCGCAAGCGTCACGCGCGGCGATACGTCCATCAGCTACCGGGACAAGACGTCTAACGCCAAGGCGACGCGGGATTACCTGCAGGACTATGAGGATATCCTGTGGCGTTACCGTAAGCCGGGCGTCCCGAGGAGGGAGGAGCCATGATGAGCCATAACACTGAGGCAGATATCCTCGCCGCCACCTACGGGGACGCATGTACGGTATACCGGCCCGTCAAGCGGATGCTGCCCAATCTCGAGACGGTCATCCGGGACGGGCTCGACGGGGAGATCGTGATGAGCGGTATCCCCTGCGCCCTGTCCTCCCCGTCAGGCGGCAAGCTGCAACACGGGGAGGTTACCTCCGACGTCAAGACCGACTATCTCCTTTTCACCCGCCCGGAGGTGGATATCCGGGCGGGCGACACGGTGCTTGTCACCCGCCTTGGGCGGACGTACCGCACCGTCGCGGGCAAGCCGGAGCAGCAGCCGAGCCACAATAATATTCCGCTGACGCTCGCGGAGGACACGGTATGAGCGGCACGGATTATGGGTTTGACGGCCTCGACGAGTACGCCGGGTTGTTTGAGCGGGCCGCGCGGGAGTGGCCCGCCGAATTTGAGCAGCTTGTGCTCGACATCGCGCACGAGCTGCAGGGGCGGCTCTCCTCCGACCTCACGCCAAAGGATACCGGCCACCTGCGCGGCAGCTGGACGGTGGGCGATATCGTCCGTAAGGGTGGCGAGTACGTCGTTGAGGTCTACACCGATCTCGAGTATGCCGACCCTGTCAACTACGGCCACCGCACGCGGGGCGGCGGCTACGTCCCCGGCGCGCACATGATGGAGATCTCCCTTGCGCAGGTCGAGGCGCGGCTGCCCTCCTACCTGCACGAGTGGCTACAGGACTTTATGTCAGCCCACGACTTATAGGAGCAATATGAGCAACGTATATCACCAGATCAAGGACGCCATCGTCCGGGCGCTCAAAACGGCGCTGCCGGACATGGACGTTACGAGCGAGCACCTTGCCAAGACCGATTACGGGGGCAAGTCCAATATTACCGATTACATCTATATCGGCCTGACGCCCGTCAGCCGGGAGACCGTGAGCGCGTACCATACGCGGCACAGCGTCGTCATCGACCTGGCCGTGCATACGGCCCGCGAGGACAACGCCGGATATTGGGCGCTCGCCGATGCGATAGACCATTCCATCCGCCCGGTCATCCGTTGGGACGACCGGGCGATTACCGTCCCCAGCGTTGCGTATAAGATCGTCGACCGGATATTGCACTGCACCTTTACGCTGGCCGTTATGGTCAGCTGCGAGGAGCCGGAGCAGTATCCGCTGGCCGAGACGCTGGAGGCGGATATCATCACACCACAAGGGAGGGTAACGAGTGGGATTACCTGAGATTAACATCACATTTGCGACCAAGGGCCAGACCGCGATCCAGCGCAGCGCGCGCGGGATCGTCGCCTGCGTCCTCAAGGATAATACCGAGGGCGGCGCTGCCGAGACGGTATACACATCCCTCGCGGACGTGGACTTTAGCCATTGGTCACAGCGCAATTATGAGTACCTTAAGCTAATCCTTGAGGGAGCGCCGAGCAAGGTGCTCGTGCTGCGCATCAAGCAGGATGCGGAGGACTATACAGCGGCCCTTAAGACGCTCAAGAGCCGCGTGTGGAATTACCTGACGATCCCGTCACTGACAACGGAGCAGACAGCCCCGGTGGTCGCATGGATCAAACAGGCCCGCGACAGCGACCATAAGACGTATAAGGCGGTGCTGGCCAACACAACGGCGGATCATGAGGGCATTATCAACCTGACGACCGGCAGCATTGCTACTGACCTCGCTCCAAGCGACACCTGCACGGCGGCAGAGTACTGCGCGCGCATTGCGGGCGTGCTAGCGGGACTACCCTTAAGCCGCAGCAGCACGTACTATGAGCTGACGGACATCACGTCCGCAGCCGTCCCGGACGACCCGGATGCGCGCATCGACAAGGGCGAGCTCGTGATCATCGACGACAACGGCGCATACAAGATTGGGCGCGGGGTCAACTCCCTCACCTCCTACACGGAGGACAAGGGCAAGGACATGGCCAAGATCAAGATTGTCGAGGGCGTCGACCTGTACCGGGACGACATCAGCGCGACGTTTGCGGGCCAGTATGTCGGCAAGGTCGTCAATAATTACGACCATAAGCAGGCGCTGGTCGCCGCCATCGACAACTACCACAAGCAGCTCGCGGGCGACGTGCTCGACCCGGATTACGACAGCACAGTCGCGGTCGATATCGACGCACAGCGGGCGTATCTGGAGGCTCACGGCACCGACACCTCAGAGATGGAGGATATCGACATCGCCAAGGCCAACACGGGCAGCATGGTATATCTGGTCTGCTCGGTCAAATTTGTGGACGCCATGGAGGATCTTACTCTCCGCGTCAACATGTGAGGGGGTGTAAGGCATGGGTAAGGTACCGGGATACAGGACGCTCACCGGCACATACGCAGAGATCTGGCAAGACGGCGAATTGATCGCAGAGGCCAAAAAAATTGAAATGAAGATCACATATAACCGCGAGGACGTCCAGCTGGGACTTGACGTCGACAGCAAGGTGACAGGTCAGGCTGGTGAGTGGACAATGACGCTCAACAAGGTGTACTCCCGTTATGAGGAGGTGCGCCAGAGCATCAACAAGGGCGTCGACAAGCGGCTGCAGATCATTACCAAGCTCGCCGACCCGGACGCGGTCGGGCATCAGATCGAGCGCTACTCGACGAGTAACTGCTGGGTTAACGACCTGCCGGTCGTCTCCTATGAGCGCGGCGCGCTGGTTGAGATGGAGGTGTCGGGCGGGTTTACCCCGTCCGATCTTGTCAACTTAGATCGGATCAAATAAGGAGGAGCATCATGTCAGATAAGCAAAGCAAAACCAATTTTGAGGCGTGGGTGGCCAAGGCGGCTCAGCGCCTCGAGGATAAGCGCGTCCCGCGCAAGCGGAGGCTGTACATCCCCTCGCTCGACGAGGAGATCACCATCCGCAGCCTGACTACCCGCGAGATCGCGGACGTCATGGACAGCGATGATACGGACTCCCTGCGGCAGGATAAGCGGGCGGTATATACCGCAGTCGTGGAGCCTGACCTGCACGCGCTTGCCAAGCAGCTGCAGGAGGCAGGACAGATCGTTGATCCGATGGATGTTACAGATATCTTTGAGCAACACGAGCGCGCCGAAATTGTGCTGCAGGTTATGGAGATCAGCGGCATCACCGGCGACTCCATCAGTGTGGTGGACGCCGCAAAAAACTGATTGCCCATGACGACGAGGCGTATCTCCTCCACTATTATCTGCAGCGCGGGATCTTGCCGGACTATATCCTGTCCCTTGACACGTTGTCAAGGGCATTTTTTGCGGCGTCGATGGCGACCGCGCAGGAGGAGCGGCGGCAATTTTGGGGCTTAGGGGGTGACGACTGATGCATGTATTATCCGGCGTCATCTCCCTCAAGGATAACGCGACCGCCACACTGCGGGCGGTGCGCAAAGAACAGTCGGCCTTTAAGCGCGAGGTCGACAACACCAAAAAGAGCCTCACCAAAACATGGGACAAAAAGTATAAGGCGCGGCTGGACGCGACGGCGGCCAGCAAAAAGGCCAAGGAGCTGAGCGACAAACTCAAGCCCCTGCGCAAAAAGGTCGTGACTGCCGTGGCGCTCAAGGACGCCGCGACAGCCAAGGTCAAGGCTCTCAGCAGCAAACTCAAGGCGGTTGGCAAAACGGTCGCCAAGCCCGTCGTCAGCGTCGTCGTCAAGGGCGCTCAGGCACTATCCTCTGTTGGCAAGGGGATCGCAAAGGTTGGTAAGGTTGCCGCCGCAGGCGTCGGGGCGGTAGCCGCAGCCGGGGCCGCAGGGCTTACCGCCCTGTTTAACGGCTCCACCGACGCCGCAAAAGCACAGATCGAGGCCGAGACCAAGCTGGAGGCAGTCCTCGGCAATGTCAAGTCCATCCAGTCCCAAGGTGCCGGGGCAGCTGCCAAGGCCAAATCTAACCTCATGGGTGTGGCGAGCAGCCTGCAACAGGTCGGCGTCATCGGAGACGAGGTCACCCTCGCGGGTATGCAGCAACTAGCCACATACCAGCTGTCGGATAAGGAGATCAGCACCTTGTCCAGCGGCATGACCGACCTGCTGGCGCAGCAAAAGGGGCTCAATGCCACCCAGCAGGACGCCGTCAATATCGGCAACATGATCGGCAAGGCCATGCAGGGCAATGTCGGCGCGCTTTCGCGCGTCGGCATCACGTTTACCGATGCGCAGGCGGAAGCGATCAAGACGGGCGACGCCACACAACGCGCTGCCGTCATGGCGGACGTACTGAAACAAAATGTCGGCGGGGTCAACAAGGCGCTCGCCGAAACCGACCAAGGCAAAATCCAACAGATGGAAAATTCCTATGGAGACATGAAGGAAGAGGTCGGTAAGCTTGCCCTCAGCATGAAGGCGAAGCTCGCGGGCGTCGTCATGAAAAACATCCCGACGATCCAAAAGCTCGGCACCACGGTCATGGGCGTCATCTCCAAGGTGGCCGACGTCGCCATGCCCGTCATTGACAAGGTCATCACCTATGTCACGCCGGTCGTCGACCGGGTGGTCGGCAAAATCGGGAGTGTCGCCTCAAGCATCGGCCCCGCGTTTGCGACGATCTCCAAGGGGTTTAAGCCTCTGATCGGCCCGCTCAAGACCTTTGGGGCGAGTGTAGCGGGTACGCTCGGCACGGTCGCCTCTAGCGTCATGCCCGCCGTCTCCAGCATCATCGGCACGGTGCAGCAGGTGCTGCCCTCCGTGCTGCCGATCCTGTCCTCCGTCATCAGCACGGTCGGCACAGTGGTCGGGCAGACAGCCCCCATCATTGCCAGCGCGATCTCGGCCTTTGGGACGGTGATCACCACCATCGCCCCAGTCGTCAAGACCATCTTTGACGGGATTGGGTCCAAGGTCAGCACTGTTATCGGCATCATCAGCGACAACATGGGCTGGATTACCGACGTCATCAGCACGGCGGCACCGGTTATCAAGGACATCCTCTCGACGGCTTGGTCGGTGATCTCTCCGATCATGGACGCCTGCATCAATGTGTTTAGGGTGTTATTAGGCGTTGTCAAAAAAGTATTTCCAACGATCCAGACGGTAATCGAAAAGGTCTGGACGGTCATTAAGCCCATCGTCTCCGGGATCGGCACGGTCATCGGCGGCATCTCCAGCGGCATCGGCTGGATCGCCGACAAGCTCGGCGTCGGATCGGGCGACGGTAAGGCGGGCAACAATGCCACCGGCACCTCAAACTGGCGCGGCGGCCCTACGTGGGTCGGCGAGCACGGGCCGGAGCTCATGGCGCTGCCCAAGGGCACGCGCATCGCGTCCAACCCGCAGTCCAAGCGCCAAGTGCGCAAACAGGAGGATGATAGCCCCAAGCCGCAGGGCGGCAAGGGCGGCATCGTTATCCATATCAATATCCCTAAGCTCGCGGATCAGATCATTGTCCGCGAGGAGGCGGATATCGACCGTATCGGCGAGGCGGTCACCAAGCGTGTCGTGCTCGCCGTCCGTAATAGCATCGCATAGGAGGTGAGGCCATATATGCCAGTTAAGAGCAGGACAATTGAGCTGAGCGTCGACAACCGTAAGGAGCGGCTGGTGCTGCCGGTCAACCCGCAGGAGGTCTCCATCGACACGGCAAGCCTTAACCAGCACGTGCAGCTGCTCACGGTCGGCGAGGCCAACCTCTTAGGCCCGCGCGGCCTCGCCTCCGCCACCCTCTCGGGATTTTTCCCGGCGCAGGGGTCGCCGGTTGGCCGCTACGCCGACCGCAGCCCTCAATCCTATGTCAGCACCCTCACGCGCTGGCGGGATGCCTGCAAGCCCGTGCGGCTGATTATATCGGACATGGGTGTCAATCTTGCAATGGCCATCGAGAGCCTGCAATTTGTTTACCACGAGGGTAGCCAGGATATCTCATATACTATCCAGCTGGCAGAGTATCGCCAGCTGAATGTGCCGACCGTCAAGGTGGCGGTCAAGACCCCGCGCCCCGCCGTCAAGGTGGTCTCCCGCACCTATACGGTGCGCACCGGCGACTGCCTCTGGACGATTGCAAAGAGGTACTACGGCAACGGCAACAAGTGGCAAAAGATCTATAACGCCAATCGAGGCAAGATTAAAAATCCCAACCTGATCTACACCGGGCAGAGGCTGGTGATCCCCGCATGACGGTTAAGCTGGCGGCGGGCAAGTACGATATCAGCAAGCTCGCCGACAAGATCACATGGAGCGGAGATACCAAGCAGGTCGCCCGGGAGCTCAGCTTTGCGATCCCTCGTATGGAGAGCGACAAGCATCTGCCCAAGGCTGCCATCAATGAGGGAGATCCCGTCACCTTGCAGGTGGACGGCAAGGAGCTATTTTACGGCGTTGTTATGGACATTGAGCGCAACGTCTCATCCTATACGGTCAGCTACACCGCGTTTGATCTGCTCTGGTATGTCAACCAGTCCGACATCAACCACGTCTACAGCGGTACACCGGAGAGCATCACCGCGCGTATCTGCGCGGAGCTCGGCGTGCCGCTTGGCAGCGCCGCTAAGACCGGTATCAGCGTCTACATGCCGTGCCTCGGCAAAAAGGCGTATGAGGCTATTATGGCGGCCTATACCGCCGCCTCCCGGCGCAACGGCAAAAAGTATATCCCTCTCATGCGGCGGGACAAGCTGCAGGTCATCGTCAAGGGGACGTATTGCGGCGTGGTGCTCGACGGCAGCTATAACCTGACGGAGGCAACCTACAAGTCGAGCCTGCAGCAGCTCGTCAACCGCGTGATCGTAACCGATAAGGACGGCAAGACCGTCGACACGGTGCAGGACGCGGCATCCCGGCGCAAGTACGGCACTGTCCAGCGTGTGTATAAGCAGCAGGACGACGTCAACAACGCCGCCGAGGCAAGGGCGCTCCTTAAAGGCCTTGAGCGGTCGGGCAGCGTCACGGCCCTCGGCGACGTGCGGGCCGTGTCCGGGTACTCCGTCGCCGTGCAGGAGCCGGTCAGCGGACTGTACGGCAAATTTTTTGTCGAGGCGGACACCCACACGTGGGAGGCGGGCAAATACACGATGCAGTTGACGCTCGCCTTTGATAATCTGATGGATGAGTATGAGATCGATAAGCCGGATAAGGATAAGGCCAAGGCCAAATAAGGAGGGATCACATGTCACGATGGGCCATCGAGCTCGCAGAGGCCCTGCGGGGCCAGAGCGGAGCGGACGGGACGGACGGCATCACCCTGCGCCGCGCGACCGTTACCTCGGTTAACCCGCTGGGGATCAGCATCAACGGCGCTGCCATCACCCGCAATATCTACTGCAACCCGGCGTATACGCTGGAGGGATATGACACAGTCGACAAGCTGCGGGAGGTCTTTGCGGACGCGCCGGAGCCCGCCGCCCTCTTTGACTTTTTGCAGTCGTTTCATTCGACATTTATGATGCATGTGGGCGACAGTGTCCTCACGGCGCAGATCGGCAACTCGTTTTATGTTTTGGAGCGGGTGGTGAGTGGCGTATGAGCGATGATATCGGCATCTTTCCATTCGTCCCCACCGCTGAGGTGGAGGACGTTACGGACGAGGCGGCCAGCGACGCGCTGCCGCTCTACCGGGAGTATGCATACGATTACGAGCACAACTGCCTCCTGACCGGGCCGGACGGTAACACCTATCTGGTTGAGGGCAACGAGGCGATCAGGATATGGATTTACAAGGCGCTGCGCACACCACGTTACGCACACGCGGCCTATGATGACGATTACGGATGCGAGCTCGGCAACCTCATGGGAGAGCCGATGAGCAGCGAGGTGACGCGCCTCGAGATCAAGCGGTACATCACGGAGGCGCTGATGGTCAATCCATACATCGAGGAGCTCAGCGATTTTCGGTTCGCCTCCACGCGCAGCGGCGTGGAGGTCACTTTTACCGTCCGCACCGGCTACGGGACGGACACGATCACAGTCAACGAGGAGGGCACGGTCTATGCCTTATGATTACGACGCGCAGTCAATCCTTGCCCGGCTTATGGACGGCCTTCAGAGCGACGCCAATCGCCTGCAGGGCGGGTTTTGCGCGGATAACCTGCAGGCCGTGGCCGAGGAGCTCGCCCGTTACCGGGCGATGATCCTCGAGTACGCGGTCGAGCAGACGATGCTTGACACCGCCGAGGGGGAGTACCTTGACCGCAAGGCGCTGGAGCACAATGAGGCGCGCCTCGACGGCGAGGCGGACGACGCATTCCGGGCGCGGCTGCTCGATAAGATCAGGCAGCCGATCACCTCCGGCAATGCCAACCATTACGTCTATTGGGCGCGGCAGGTGCCGGGCGTGGGCGCTGCCCGATGCATCCCCGTATGGGACGGCCCCGGCACGGTCAAGGTGGTCATCCTCTCCGCCGCGATGGCGGAGCCCGACGACGCCCTGATCGCCGCCGCGCAGTCCTATATCGAGACGCAGCGCCCCATCGGCGCGTCGGTCACGGTCAGCAAGGCCGTGCCCGTGGACGTGACGATCAGCGTCACGGCGACGCTGGAGGCCGGGTATAACCCGGAGGAGGTGCGGACGCAGATCGCCTCTGTAATCCAGTCATATTGCACGGAGATCGCGTTTGATCTGACCACGCTCAGCTACCATAAGCTGGGCGACCTGATGTTTGGCGTGCCTGGGATCGTGGATATCTCCGCGTACACGCTTAACGGCAAGACGGCCTCGCTCACACTGACCGCCGAGCAATTTGCCCGCCTGCGGGAGGTGGCCCTCAATGCTTAACGAGCCGCAGATGCTGCCCGCGTTTGTCAGGTCGATGGAGCAGATGCAAGACCTCCTGCGGACAGAGCAGGCGGAGCTTGACCGCACCGAGGCCGCCATCCGCGACGCCACGGATCAGCGCTATATCAATTCGGCAACATGGACGCTTGCGCGCTGGGAGCGGCTGTTTGGCCTGCCGTCCAACGACAGCGTCCCGGCAGAGCTGCGCCGGGAGCAACTCCTCGCAAAGCGTAACGCCCGGCCCCCGGCCAGCGTCGAGTATATCCGGCTCGCGGCGGAGCAGATGACCGGCCAGCAGGTCACAATCATCGAGCAGCCGGGCAACTACGCATTTACCTTGCGCATCCACCTCAATGATATCTACTCGCTCGACCTTGCCGCCCTGCGGGCGCGCATCGACGAGCTCAAGCCCGCGCACCTGACCTACACCGTGGAGCAGTACGATCCCTCCGGGATCGACGTCCGGCAGCGGTACGCGGTCATGGTCGGCGAGGCCAAGCACTATACTTTATACCCACACCAAGGAGGAGACGGTAATGGCGACATGGGATAACGTCGTATACACCACGCTGGGCCTCAATCTGATGGCCAAGCTGCAGACCGGCGCGACACTGGAGATCACGCGGGCGGTCGGCGGCGACGGGCATACGAGCGCAGACGCGCTGACGGCTTTGACTGAGGTAACGGCCCGGCAAACCCTGACGCTCAGTAATGTGGTCTATAAGGGTAGCGGGCAGGCGCTACTCCCGGTCACGCTGTATAACCGGGGATTAACTGCAGGTTATCCGCTACGCCAGATCGGCATCTACGCGACCGACCCGGATGACGGCGAGGTGCTCATGCTGGTCGCGCAGTCCGAGCAGCCGGACACAATCCCCAGCGAGGCGGACAGCCCGGACTTTGTATCCAATTTTTCTTTTCACATTGCGCTCGGTAATGCCGGGCGCATCAATGTCAGCTACAGCCTGACGGACATGGCGACCAAGGCAGACTATGTCGCGTTTGTCGAGCAGGTCGAGGGCAAGCTCGGCCAACCCTCCGGCATCGCCACCCTCAACAGCAGTGGCAAGCTTGCGCAGATGCCCACGGCGGCGGACGTGGAGGCCATGCCGTCAATGCTTACGGATATCATATATGTTGACCAAGCAGACCCGATCCCACACTATGATAATCTGCGCAACTACATCACGCCGGGGCAGCGTGTCCATATTGCTACCGTAACCACCGCTATGAGTGTAGACAATTGCCCGGAGATGTCACCCGGGATGCTAGAGGTTGTGGAATACAATCACAGCAGAAAGACCGACCAAACATTGGCGATCATGCAGAGATATACGTCGCAAGTCAGCGGTATCACCTACACCTGCATACACACCCCGGATAACGGATATTGGAGCGGATGGAAAACGTCGGTAGCCTGTACCCGTGTGGACAGTGGGGTCTATATCGACCTCCCGGGAGGGATGCATATCTGCTTTGGATCGCAGACATATACCAACGTGGCGATCACTAATCAGACTAACGCAGGATGCTACGTAAGCGGCAGGATGTATTTTAATGGATATCCCAAGGCGTATCGTTATGCGCCACGCTGCCTCATATCGATTTCGGTTGGCAGCAACGGCCCATACTGGTTATCTGTTGACAGCAACGGGCCAACCATCACCCGTCCGCAGGGGTTTTTGCTCGCCACGACAACCGCAACTAATATATCCACAGTTACGTTATCATATGTCGCTATCGGTATATCTTAAGGAGGCCTAACCAATGTCAATCGCAACCATCAAGGCCATAATAGACGGCCAAACCTACCCATTAACCCTCTCAGATGACGGGTACTATACGCTTAAGGGCACTGCGCCTGCTTTATCCAGCGCCAACAAGTCGGGCGGATATTACGGCGTGCAGATCATTGCCACCGATAACGCAGGCAATGAGACCACCATCGACCAGGACGACAGCACATGGGGCACGGAGCTCCGACTGCCTGCTTTTGAGGGCGTCAAGCCCACAGTTACGATCACCTACCCATCAGCGGACAGCCGCATCAATACCTGCACCCCGACCATCACCGCACAGCTGCGCGACAATGACAGCGGTGTTGACCCCTCCACCCTTGACATGCGTATCAACGGCGGCAGCAAGATCACACAGGGTGCGCCGGGGCTTACTCTGACACCAGTAGAGGGTGGCTATGATCTCTCCTACGCCGTGCCGGAGGCCTTACCGGAGGGTAGTACCACAATCTCCGTCGGCGTATCCGACAAAGACGGCAATGCAGCCGATCCTGCGTCGATCACCTGCACCATCGCAGTCACCGCGCCCACAATCAGCCTGTCGTCTCCGACAGAGGGGCTTGTGACCAACCAGGCGGCGGTACAGATTACGGGCATCACGTCGGATGATCAGCTGACCAGCGTCACCCTGACTGTCACCGTCAACGGCCACGATCAGGGGCCGGTCACAGTGGATGGGCAGACCGGAGCGTTTGCGGTCAGCGCCAATCCCTCCCATATGCAAGAGGGCAGCAACACGATCATCGTCAAGGTGGTCGACGCAACCGGTCTGGAGGCGGAGATCACCCGCAATGTCACGCTGGATACCATCCCGCCGCGCATTGTTGAGGTCATCGGCGTGACCGACCGTGTGCACGTTGGAGCACCGTTTGAGATCCGCGTCAAGGTGGAGGATTGATATGATTACGCGCATTGAGGGCATGGCTGATAACCATGCCCTTGTGTTTGCCCGTAGTGAGGATGGCTACTGGACGGCGCAAGTGCCTCCTGACTTGGAGGATGGCACGTACTACGTCACCCTTACAGCCTGGGATATGGCGGGCAACAGCACATATTACGCCACGGTATTAATGACAGTGGATATAACCGGTATCCGGTTTGCGTGGCAGGATGGGGATTATCTGCTGGACTGGATGCCGGGATACAACGCGGCGTGGAGCGCGGGATATTGTGCAGATTGGGAGGGATGTTGATATGGATGGGCCAACAATCCGGCTAATGCCGGGCGAGCGTAGGCAGCAGCGTGTGCGTATCTACGGATGTGATCCGGCTGCACAGGTAATGGTGCAGTCGGCCACATGGGAGCTGCATGATTTTAGCGGCAATACAATCGCCCAAGGCTCCTGCGTGGTATCAGAGGGCAATCTGCTGACATTTATGCTGTCGGCAGATGTAGATGAGCCCGCCAACTACCACTTGTTGATCACCTGTACGATTGGGCCGGAGATCTACAAGACAACTGCGGGGGTGATTGTACGTGATTGTCATTGAGGATGTGCAATTAACCCCCAAGCGGGTGCCGGTGGGCGGTAATTATCTGCTGCGCGTAAGAGCACGAGATGATGCGGATGTTTCCTATGCGGATACTACGCTGCTTGAAACGGCAATCGATATGGTGGCGCAATATACACCCTCTGATTACAAGGACTTCTCCGGTGTTGACGCCGCTGTTGCCGCGGCACAGGCACTGCTCAATGCGAAGCCCACAGCTGACCGGCAGGATGAAGTCGACGCCGCCGCAATGGCGATCTTCAACGCGATCGGCGCACTTGAATGGGCAGAGGGGCACCGTAATAACCCGATCCCATACCGTCACCTAATGTCGGTTACGGAGGGGCTGTATTACAGCTACAACGGGCACATCTATCGATGCCTGCAATCTGCATCCAGCAGTATGATGATCCCGGGCACAGCGCCGCGCTATTGGGAGGCGGTCACATGATCTACAGTCAGGCAGCAGCAGCAGCGGCGCATCTATACCTTGCGGCAGCAATCACCATATCGATACTGGCCGTGGCGCTGGCCGCCACGGCTATTATCATAGCTCTATCAATTCACAATGAGAGGAGGTGCAACCAATATGGCAGGAGTATCTCAGGCAATCCTCGTGATCATCGTGTGCGCGGCCATCGTGCAGTTTATCGTCGACCGCATCAAGGACATCATGCCAGCTAAGGTGATGCAGTACGTTAAGCCCCCGGTATGGGCACTTGTCGTCGGCATCGTCGTGGCACTGCTGTTTGGCCTTGATATTTTCAGCGCGTTGGGCCTTGCGGCTCGTTGGCCAATCGTCTCACAGATCATGACGGGCCTTATGATCTCAGCCGGGGCAGTCCCGGTACATGAGCTGATCGCCAAGCTGCGCGAGTTGCGTAGCGACACCAACATGGCCGCTTGATCATTACATTATTAGGAGGACATCATTATGGCAAGCAAGACTAATACCGGGCTCGTGGCTTACGCTAAGGCGCAGGTCGGCACCCCCTACTGGTACGGCACGTTTGGTCAGGTCGCAACCGAGGCGCTCCTTAAGTCCAAGATGGCGCAGTACCCCGGCCAATTTGAGGGCAGCCGACCGGCGACGGCACGGGCTAAGCACATTGGCAAGCGCGTGCATGACTGCTGTGGCTTGATCAAGGGCTATCTCTGGTGCAGCACGCCCACGAGTGCGCCCAAGTATGTCGCCGCGCAGGACGTCAACGTCGGCGGACTCAAGCAGCGCTGTAAGACCAAAGGCGGCATCAAGACAATCCCAGACATCATCGGCTTGCTGCTGTTTCGAGGCACATCCCATGTTGGTATCTATATCGGCGACGGCTGGGTGATCGAGGCCAAGGGATTTGACCATGGTGTCGTGCGCAGCCGCCTTGAGGATGGCAATTGGGATACATGGGGTAAGCTGGATTGGATCACGTATGAGGCTGCCAAGCCCGTGCAGCCGGACAAGCCCGTCACCGGCAGCATCGTCAAGGGCAACCGCGTCAAGGTCAGGGATGGGGCCAAGACCTACGACGGCAAGGGCGTCGCGTCGTTTGTCTACGGTAACACGTACACCGTGGACGAGCTCAAGGGTGACCGCGCTGTCCTTGACCGCAAGGGCATCTGCACGGCCTTTAGGGTTGGCGACCTGACGTTGGTATCCGGCGGGAGTGCGCCCGCAAAGACGGTCACCAAGGGCTGCCGTGTTAAGGTTAAGACGGGGGCCAAGACCTACGATGGCAAGGGCGTTGCGTCGTTTGTCTACGGTAACACGTACACCGTAGACGAGCTCAAGGGTGACCGCGCTGTCCTTGACCGCAAGGGCATTTGCACGGCCTTTAGGGTCGTAGACCTGGTCGTGCAGTGATCCTATTTTGGGTTGACATTGCCGCTCATTTGCCGTAAGATATGAGCATGAGATGATTCTCATGCCGCCGTCCATTTCGGGCGGCGTGGATTGAAATGGTATCGTATCATAATGTTGTACGAGCCTATTGCTTCGACGGCAGACTGGCCCATTAGGGCCAGTCTGTTATTTTGTGCCTATCCGAGGATGCCCCCTTACAATTTGCATTGAGAGGATAGATCACAATTAACAGTTTTATTGGTTGGATCGGCGGCAAGAGGGCGTTGCGCAAGGAGATTATATCGCGCTTTCCTGCCGGTCAGATCAGCAGGTATATCGAGGTGTTTGGCGGGGCCGGTTGGGTGCTGTTTGGTAAGCCTCAGCAGCCCGGCCAGCTGGAGGTATATAACGACATCGACGGCGATCTCGTCAATCTCTATCGCTGTGTCAAGTATCACTGCGAGGAGTTGCAACGCGAGCTCTCCGGCCTGCCCGATGCCCGCGAGTGTTTCTTCGACATCCGGCATCAGCTTGAGGTTGGGGGGCTTACGGACATCCAGCGGGCCGCGCGGTATTATTATATTATCCGAGAGAGCTATGGATGCGATAAGCAGACGTATAAGACCAGCGAGGTCGTGCTTGATCGCGGTATCAACTACCTCCCGCAGGTGCAGGAGCGCCTGCGCAAGGTCAAGATCGAGCATCGGGACTTTGCACCATTGATCCGTACCTATGACCGGCCAGACGCATTGATCTACTGCGACCCGCCTTATGTTGACACAGAGCATTACTACGACGCGCCTTTTACGCGCGCTGACCATGAGCGTTTAGCCGCCGTTTTGGGTGCAATTAAGGGGCGGTTTATTTTGTCGTATAACGATGATCCATATATCAGGCAGTTATATGATGGATGTACCATCGAGGGCCTCGTCAGGGGCAATCATCTGGCATCCCAGGGTAATACGATCCCTTATAGGGAGATAATCATCCGTAATTATTAGTATGATTCCCCGGTAGTCTTATAGATTACCGGGGATTATTGCAGGTATAGATGTAATGGTATATCACATATCCCATGTACCCTTACATGTATATCCGCAAATAACGTAATGTGTAAATATTTCACAATTTTACGTCATTTTTGTCGATTTACGCTATAATATCCCCGTAAGGGGTGATAAGGATGATTATCAATCACTTGTCACGCATCCTCGGGGAGCGCAGATGGACTCAACTGCGCCTGTCACAGGAGACTGGTATCCGCCCCACGACTATCTCTAATCTATATAACGACGTCGCGGAGCGGATCGGGTTTGACCAGCTGGACAGGATATGCGAGGCCCTTAACTGCACTCTTTATGATCTGCTCGAGTACACTCCCAACGAGCACCCGCGCACCGGCGAGCAGCTCATCCGCGAGCAGCATGGCAACAGGCGCATGTAG